TGGGATAAACAAGAAAGTGCTACAAGCTTTGAATCTGATGAAATAACCAAAGAATTCATTGAGGAAAACTTAGACATTGGAATGACAGAATCCCAAGTAATAGATCTACTTGGAGAAGCAGATGCAATTGGTGTGGACGCTAAGGATGCTTTACCTAGCTGGAGATACGATATAGGAGCACCAGGCGATTATGAGAATGAAATTGATAAACAATTAGGAGAAGGAATTGTTGATGCCATTGACATCGAAGCAATACAGAACGGTACTGTTAAGATGCAATTGTTTATAAATTGGGAAGATGGAAAGATTATACATGTAGCTAACTCTTATTTAGAAAACGGGGAATTAGTAGTTTATCATCTGCTATCTGATGGCACAATAAAATATGATTAGTAAATAATTAGCATCAATAACAACTTGAATCAAAAAAACAACATAACTATCCAAAGACATCTCAAGCATGAGGTGTCTTTTCTTTTACCCAAAACAAACTCGATTAAAGTTGGAGGTGGGTGTTGATGTAAATGGAAGCCAAGCATAAGAAAGCTGAAAAAGATTATATCCAAGGCATGAAATATAAGGATATAGCTGATAAATATGAAGTATCGATTAATACCGTAAAGTCGTGGAAAAGGCGTCATGGTTGGGAAAGAAATAAGGGTGCACCCAAAGAAAAAAGTGTGCACACAAAAAGAGGCGGTCAACCAGGTAACAAAAATGCTATAGGAAATCCTGGCGGTGCTGCTCCTAAAAGAAATACTAATGCTGTTAAACACGGTTTGTTCGCCAAGTACTTACCAGAAGAAACGCTGGAGATAGTAAACGAAATAGATAGCATTGCTCCATTAGATATTCTATGGATGAACATAAAAATGCAGTTTGCATCCATTATGCGAGCGCAACAGATTATGTTTGTTGAAGATAAATATGATTTAACAAAAGAAGTTAAGAAAACAGAAACAGCCGACGGAGATAATTTTTCAACAGAAAAGAATGAATGGGAAATACAGTTCGCTTGGGATAAACAGGCGAACTTTTTAAATTCCCAAAGTCGCGCTATGGGCGAACTAAGAAGCATGTTGAAACAGTTTTATGAGTTGGCCAATTATGACGATGATAGGCTGCTGGAAGTTGAAAGAATGAGAGCTGTTATCGATAAGACAAAAGCCGAAACCGAGAAATTGTCCAAAGATGACAACAGTAATACTCCGCCAACAATTACAATTGTAGATGCGTGGAGTGAAGAAAATGAGTAAAGTCACCGTTAATATACAAAAAGAAGTCAATCCACATTTTAAATCGGTATGGACGACTAATAAACCATATAACATATTGCGTGGTGGTCGTAACTCTTTTAAATCATCTGTGATAGCATTGTTGCTAGTTTATATGATTTTGCGATACATCAAAAAAGGCGAGAAAGCTAATATTGTTGTCATTCGTAAAGTAGCAAACACAATAAGGGATTCGGTTTATTTAAAGATACAGTGGGCTTTAACCAAGTTTGGACTATTAAATGAGTTTAGTTGTACAGTATCGCCATTCAAGATAACGCACAAGCCGACTGGATCAACATTCTATTTTTATGGCCAAGATGATTTCCAAAAGTTAAAATCAAATGATATTGGGAATATTATTGCTGTTTGGTACGAAGAAGCGGCAGAGTTTAATGATGCAGAAGAATTTGACCAGACTAACACTACATTCATGAGGCAAAAACATCAATTAGCTGATATGGTGCGATTCTTTTGGTCATATAATCCACCCAGAAACCCATACAGTTGGATAAATGAGTGGTCTGATAGCATGGTTGGCGAAGATAATTATCTGGTTCATGATTCAAGCTACAAGAACGACGAACTAGGATTTGTTACTGAACAGATGCTACAGGATATTGAACGTATCAAAAATAATGACTATGATTATTACCGTTATTTGTACCTTGGTGAGCCTGTGGGGCTTGGAACCAATGTTTATAATATGAATTTGTTTAAACCACTTGACGAATTACCTTCTGATGATAGAATCATCGCTCTATATTACTCTATGGATACTGGTCATTCTGTGTCTGCTACATCATGCGGCTGTTATGGACTGACGACAAAGGGGAAGGTAATTCGTTTGAACACGTATTATTACAGTCCAGCTGGTCAAGTAAGAAAGAAAGCACCTAGTGAATTGTCTAAGGATATTCATGATTTTATTAAAGCGACATCAACACAAGATCATTGGAAAGGCGCTAGGATACAAAAACGTACAATTGATAGCGCGGAAGCTGCATTAAGAAATCAATACTATAAAGATTATGGTCAACATTGGGATCCGGTTGCTAAGAAAAAGAAAATAGATATGATTGATTACGTCCATGACTTATTAGCTCAGGGGCGTTTTTATTATCTTAAAAATCCATATAGAACAGGTCTGAGATATGCAGATAACAATGATATTTTCATCGAAGAACATAAGAAATATCAGTTTGACGAGAATACACTTAACTCTGATGATCCTAAAGTTATTAAGGAAGATGATCATACATGTGATGATTTTCAATACTTCTGCACAGCTAACGCTAGAGACTTGCGCTTAAAAGTCTAGGAGGTGGTAATTTGCAAATCATAGATCGCATTAAAAATCTATTTAAGAGAGGAGGTTACGCTTTGTCAGGTCAAACGTTAAAAACTATTAACGACCACCCTAAGATAAACATTGATCCAAAAGAGTTAGCTAGGATAGACCTCAACTTAAAACAGTATGAAGGCGATTATCCTCAAGTGGAATATATTAACTCACATGGTCATTTAAAAAAACGTGATTATATGACGCTGAATATGAGAAAGCTTAGTGCTGAAGTACTTGCTGGACTTGTATTTAACGAGCAATGTGAGATATATGTATCGGATGTAAAAGATGAAGAAAAGAAGGAAAATAGCTACAAGTCAGCTCATGATTTTATTGAACATGTATTTGAACATAACAAATTCAAGAAAAATTTAGCAGATTACTTAGAGCCTACATTTGCCCTTGGTGGTCTAAATGTAAGACCTTATGTAGATAGTAAGTCAGGCGAAATAGAATTTTCTTGGGCATTGGCAAATGCCTTTTTTCCATTGCGCAGTAATAGTAATGGCATTTCGGAAGGTGTAATAAAATCAGTCACAACAAAGGTCGAAAGAAACAAAACTATTTATTACACCTTGCTAGAATTTCACGAATGGGAAGATGATTTGTACGTTATTACCAATGAATTATATAAGTCAGACAACAAGGGTGAAGTCGGAAAACGGGTGCCGTTGGATGAGCTATACGAAAACTTACAAGAAAGGACAGAAATAAAGAATCTATCACGCCCGTTATTTAATTATGTGAAGCCATCAGGATTTAATAACATATGTCCGCTTAGTCCATTAGGGTTAGGGATAGCTGATAATGCAACATCTACCCTCAAAAAAATAAATGACACATACGATCAGTTTTGGTGGGAAGTCAAAATGGGGCAAAGAACTGTATTTGTTAGTGATTCAATGCTTAATACATTACCAGATGAAGCTGGTAACCCTCCTAAACAAGTATTTGATCCAGATGTCAATGTTTATAAATCAGCTCATATGGGTGATGGAAAAGAACCAGTGAAAGATGTAACTAGCGACATCCGGACTGAACAATATATATCAGCAATTAATCAATCTTTGAGAACACTTGAAATGGAGCTAAAGCTATCTGTTGGTACATTTTCTTTTGACGGCCGTAGTATGAAGACGGCAACAGAAATCGTTAGTGAGAATGACTTAACGTATCGCACCAGGAATGACCATGTATACGAAGTAGAGCAGTTTATTAAAGGATTGGTTGTATCTGTTCTAGAACTAGCAAAAGCTTACGGTTTGTTTAGCGGTGAGATACCTACATTTGAACATATTGGCGTTGACTTTGATGATGGAGTATTTCAAGATCGATCAGCGCTACTAAAATTTTACGGCCAAGCAAAAACGTACGGTTTTATTCCTACCGTTGAGGTTATTCAGCGTGTTTTTAAAGTACCAAAAGATACAGCTGAACAATGGTTACAAGAAATACAGGCAGAACAACTCGGTATGGATCCGTCTCAATTAGATAATAAGGCTTCCAATAATTTATTTGGTGATGAAGAATGATAACACCATATCAAATAGATTTATGGTCTAATAACATGGCTGATTTATATAACAGTCTTGAAGGTGAAATAATTAGGGTTATTATAAAGCGGCTGAATAGTGGTTCTAAAGATATTGCTGAGTGGCAAGCACAAAAACTGTACGAATTGCGGTTATTTAATAATGAGGTGGTCAAGCTTTTGTCTAAGGCATCTGGTGTTGCTGAATCAGAGATTAAGAGAATGTTTGAAGATACAGGTGTTGGCGTTATAAAAGATATAGATAGGTCAATGCCTTATCCAACAAAGCCTATGCCCAATAATTTAGATATGGTTATGCAGGCTTATCATGATCAAGTTTGGGATGAGATTGATAATTACGTTAATCAAACACTCGTTACCACTAATTATGGTATTGGTACAGCTCAACTAGCCTATCAAAATGTATTGAATGAAACATCTGCAATGTTTAATACTGGTTTATATACGTTTGAACAATCGTTAGAGCGAGCTATTACAAATTTAGCACAAAAAGGCATTCGTACCACTTTAACTGATAAAGGCGGCCACACATGGAGCTTAGAAGGATACACTAGAACCGTTTTAAAGTCCACACTAGGAAATACCTATAATGAGTTAAGAACAGGGCGTATGGCTGAATATGACGTTTATACGGTACTTGTTACAAGTCACGCTGGGGCAAGAAAACAATGTTCTGCCATTCAGGGCAATGTAGTAGATCTAAGAATGCCTAGCGAAATACCAGAAGGCAGTAAGTATAAATCAATCTATGATCCATCTTGGGGTGCTGAATACGGTACAGCTGGAGGTCATAGAGGAGTGAATTGCCGTCATTTACATGTACCTTTTATTCCTGATGTAAATACAAATAATCAGCCACAATATGACGCTGATTTAAATGCTAGAGTAGCGCAAGCAAGAGATACTCAGCGTCGTATTGAAAGAGGGATTGTTAAGTATAAGAAAAACCTTATGGTTGCTAAGGAATTAGGTAGTGATAAAGCAGGGCATTGGAGAATGATGGTAAGACGCAGGCAAAAGGCTATGCGTGATCATTTAAAAAAGAATGGTAAATATCTAAGCAGGAACTATAAGCGTGAAAAGGTATATACACCTCTATCTACTTTATTAGAGGATTTTTCATATAAAAAATGATTGTTAGGAGGTGAGGGTTTGTCTAATAAAATCATTAACATTGTAGATCCAGCTGGGAAGTTAGTAGCTTCTATATCACCTGATGATGTTATTTTGAAAGATGGCTATAAGGCTATGGAATCTTACGGGAATTCAGTTTGTCTAAAAGATGATGATGGAGAACTTGAGGTAATTAGACCTGAAGTTAGTATTTAAAATGTTGAAGTCTTAGGAGGATATAAAATGAACAACCAAATCGAAAATAACTTTAGTTATCATGCACCAAAGGAAGGGCAGGTTGAGAAATATAATGCAATAAGAGAGAAAGCTAAGGAACTGGCTTATTTGCTTGAAGAAGTTTGTCCTAATAGTCGTGAGAAGTCAGTTGCATTAACTAATCTGGAAACATCAGTTATGTGGGCGAACGCCTCTATTGCTAGAAACGAATAACCCTCGTCTTTAGCCAACAGACGGTATAAACAGGGCTTTTTGTTATGCGCTTTTATCGCAGTTATGCGTAAAATAACTAATCCATCGTGGACAAGACCACGTCAACAAATGTAGGAGGAATGGAAGATGAATAGAGAAGAATTAAAAGAATTAGGTTTGTCAGATGAACTGATTGATAAAGTAATGACCAGCCATGGCAAAGTAGTAAACTCGATCAAAGAAAAGGCCGAAAAAGCAGATACTCTTGAAAGCCAAATTGAAGACTATAAAACGCAATTAGCAGATCGTGATACTCAACTAGAGGAACTTGGAAAAAAAGCCGAAGGTAATGAAGAACTAACTGCCCAAATTGAAGAATTAAAGCAACAGAATGAAACAACAAAGACGGAATATGAGCAGAAGCTTGAACAACAGGCGTTTGATCACAAGTTAGAAAACACTTTATCTGGCGCGAAAGTTAAAAACACCAAGGCTGTTAAGGCTCTATTAGATATGGATACCATTAAACTTGATGGCGATATTCTTAAAGGTCTTGACGATCAATTGAATAATTTAAAAGAGAACGAGCCATATCTATTTGAAGCAGAAGAAAAGCCGCCCTCACCAACGATTGTCACACCAGGTAATCCAAACGGCGGAACTAATACGGGAAATGATGATCCGTTTGCTGCAAAACTAGCAAAATATAATTAAAAGAAAGAGGTAATATAAATGACAGTAAAGCAAAAGCAACAACTATTACAATTAAACCTACAGTACTTTGCTGCAGGAAATAACAACAATCAAGCAGTGCGAAGCTATCAAAAACAATTTAAAGAACTATTGCAAGCTGTTTACCAAAAGCGTGCTTATTTTTCAGAGTTTTTCGGTGGCGGGTTGGAAGCATTAGACGGAGTTACTCATAACAAAACAGCTTTCTCCATTAAAACAAGTGATATTCCTGTTGTAATTGGAACGGAGTATAACAAAGACGAAAATGTAGGTTTTGGAACAGGAACAGGTAAATCATCACGTTTTGGCGATCGTCAAGAAATTATCTACACAGATAAAGATGTACCTTACACTTGGGAATGGGTATTTCATGAAGGAATTGACCGCCATACTGTAAACAATGATTTTGCTGCAACTATTGCAGACCGATCAGATTTACAAGCACAAGCAAAAGTACAAATGTTTGATAATCATGGCGGTAAGTTTATTTCTACGGTTGCTGATCAAGTGTTTGAACTAGCTGAGATTGCAAATGATCCAGTGCTAAAGCTGTTTAATTCACTAAACGAAGCTTATACAAATATGGAAGCCGTTGGTACAAAAATGGCATGGGTGAAACCAGCTTTATACAATGCAATCGTTGACCATCCAATTACAACGACTGCTAAGCGTTCAGGTGCAAATGTTGATACGAACAACATCTTACAATTCAAAGATTTTCTTATCAAAAAAGTACCAGAAACAAAATTCCAAACTGGTGAACTTGCTTATACGTCGATTGCTGGTGTTGGTAAGCAATTTACTGGTATCAATACAACACGAACTATTGAGTCTGAGGACTTTGACGGAGTAGCTTTTCAAGGTGCTGGTAAAGCAGGAGAGTTTATTTTGCCTGCCAACAAAAAAGCTGTTATCAAAGTTGTTCAGTTGGGGGAGTAACGACCCCGAATATTGACAATGTCGCGCCAACGACTGACGGGGCAGTCATCATTTTAAAATAAGGAGGGCTTTTATGTTTAAAATCTACAAAGGTAATGATGTGGTCGTAGAGGGTGAAAGCCCTCTTAGAATCACAGGAATTGGCGCTAATCAAAGTGTTAAGGCAGGAGACTATAAAGCTGTTAGAGTCGAAGGAGACAGAGAAAGCGAGAAAATAGACATTCCTGCATTTAAAACCCTGCCAATTGATGTAACGGGAGTGAAGCTATCTCCTAAAACTTCCAATGCAGAGGCAGGAACAACTGGAAGCAGACAATTAACAGCTACTTTATCACCTTCTAATGCAACTAATAAGAGTGTATCTTATGCGATTGCACCATCTACAACTGGCTTATCGGTTAGCGACAGTGGTTTAATTAGTTGGTCTGCAGATGTGCCAGCAGGAGAATACACTACAACGGTTACTACAACTGATGGTTCATTTACTGATACACATATCCTAACATTGGCTGAACCAGAGCCAGAATCGCCGCCAGAAGGTGAATAAAAATGAATTATCTTACGTATGACGAATTTAAAGAAATATCTGAAGTAGATATTGAGGAATCAACTTTTAAGAGTTTAATTAAAAAAGCTAGTGCGGTGTTAAATGCTGAAACTAGCTATTTCTATGTTAAAAATGACATTACGAAAGATAATGAGTGGAGGGTAACTCAATTTAAACAGGCTTTATGCGCTCAAATTGAGTTTTTCTACGAAATAGGAGCAACAACATTTGAAGGAATTAATAAATCACCACAATCGTTTAGTGCTGGGCGTACAACGGTTACTAACAAAAGTCGTTCTAGTTCAGGTGGAAAGTCACTGGTAGCAGAAGATGTGTACATCTACCTAGAAGGTACTGGACTACTCTTTTCTGGGGTGAGTGTATGGTAATGCCGAAACCACCAAAAGACTTTTGTATTGATTCATTTGAATACAAAGAATACCTGGGTGAAAATAATTGGTCTGAACCCGAGTATGCTAAACCGATCTCAATTGAGCATTGCCGTATTGATCGTGGTGCTGAATATACTTCAACAACATCCGGTAAGCAACTGCTATATAATGCGGTTGTTTTTTGTTATGAAGGCATAACCGATCCATTACCTGCATTTAAAGCACAGTCGGTATTGATGTTTGATGATCAAGACCACGTTGTAACCAAGGTGATTCCAATTTATGAAGCTTATTCTAAAACCATCTATTCGTATGAGTTAGAGGTGGTCTGATGGCGCGAGTTGACATTAATTTAAAAGGTGCGCAACATAAATTAAAATCACAGATAATTAAAAAAGGCAGAAGATCACTAGCGAACCAAGCTTTATCCGACATGAACCAATTTGTACCAATGGATGAAGGAGTTTTAAGACAAACCGCAACTATAGACATTGATGGCACAGCAATTAATTACGACACGCCTTATGCTGCCAGACTATTTTATATGCCTATGTATAACTACACTACACCCGGAACAGGACCAAGATGGGATATGAAAGCGAAAAGGATATTTATGAGTGATTGGATTAACGCATTTATGAAGGGAGCTGATTGGTAGTGGATTTTATGGAACGATTAAGTGACAGAATAAATGACATACCTAAGCTTCCTGTTACCTGCAAATTGGGGTATTTAGGTGCAGAAGAATCACTTGCTTTATATCCTTTACCTGGATCCCAAGTAGTGACAGAATACATGGATGGCACAACTGACCAGCAATTAAATTATGAAATTGCAATGAAATCGAAATTGCAAAGTAAAATTCATAATACACTTTGGCTAGTTCAAAACGAACTGGAAAATCTAGTAGTCTTGGAAAGTTTTGATGATAGTTTTGAGTTTGAAGAGTTAATCATAACGAATAAGCCTTTCATCAATAACGCTGATGAACAAGGTTGGTACGTCTTTTTATTGAATATACAAGCAAAAATTACAGTATTTAGGGAGGAATAAGGATGGCAAGAAGAAAGAACGCTTTGCGTGGGCATTTTGTACAAGAATATATTCCTGATCAAGAACCAACGGAAGATGGCTGGTTAGAACTAGCAAACTATATATCAACTATTGGTGATGATACACAGGAAGAAACAGAAGATATGGCTTTTTACGATGGTGATGGAACTCTAGAATCAGATATTATATCTGTAGCAGGGGCATACACGCCCGAAGGATACTTTAACCCAGATGACCCTGCCCAGGCATTAATTGCAAGTTTAAAATACAAAACTGGTGATGGCCGTAAAATTTGGCATAAAGTTGTTAGGTCTGATGGCAAAAAAGAATGGGTTGGTAGAGCGACGGTATCGGCAATTGTAGCAGGCGCTGGCGACGCTAGTGCTTACGAAGCGTTTAGCTGTAACATTAGATTTGATACGCTACCAAAGGAGACTGATCTAACAACTCCACCGTCGGGGGAGTAAATACCCCATCTGTTGAAAATGTTGAATCTACAACGGATGGGGCTATTGTAAATCTAAAATAACTATGAGAAGGGGGGCGCTCTATAGGGCGTCTCTTTTTAATGGGAGGATAAACTAATGTCGGAAATAAATATAGGTATTGAACGAACAGGTTTTCCAGTGAAAATAGGCACCATTGAACTATGGTTTGACAGTTCCTTGGAAAACTTAAGACGCTTTTTCAATGTAAATGAACTAGCAAATGAAAAGTTAAAAGAAGCGCAAGAAAAGGCACAGCATATTCATTTTCCTGATAATGCTGAAATCGAAAGCTTAGATGTAAAAACAGTTGATGCTGCTCTTGATGTAAACAAAGAGTTTATTGCTGCCCAATATGACATTATTTTTGGTGAGGGATCCTTTAAAAAAATCTACAAAAAACACCCTGATATCTTAGCTCTAGAGCAAGCTTTAGAAGCTGTCGGGATAGCTATAGCTAAACGGATTGAAGAACAAGAGGAAGAACGTTCTGGAAAAGTAGAAGCTAAGAAAAATGAGTACTTAAATAAAAAGTCTAGCAAGAAGTAGGTGACAATGTATGAGGTTGAACGATCCTCTGGTCACTAGCTTTGAATATGATGGTAAAGAATATGCCATTGATTTAGCCTTTGACAATGTATTAGATGTATTTGATGTGCTTAATGATGAATTATTAAGAGACTACGAGAAAGCTGAAATATGCCTTATTTTGTTGTTTGGAGAACAACCTTTTGATGAAGCAATAACAATTGATTTGTGGAATCACGTCTATGAATCTTTTATCTATATCGAAAATGAACAACCGATTGAATATGATTTGAAAGGTAATCCTTTGCCAGTGCAACATGAGGAACAAAAACAACTGATTGATTTAGATAAAGATGCGGAATATATTTTTGCCTCTTTTCAACAGGCTTACGGAATGAATCTATACCAAGAACAAGGTAGTTTACATTGGCATGAATTTCAATCGCTATTGCAAGGACTGCCAGATGACACAATTATGAAGCGCATTATACAAATACGCCAATGGGAACCCTCGAAAGGAGAATCAACCGAATATAAGCAATCCATGAGGAAACTCCAAAAAATATATGCACTTGATGACGATGATCAGGAGGAGGTGGAGTAGTTGTCGGATGGGTCTATAAAAATACAAATTGAAGTCGATGGAAAACAGGTCAAACTCGCTTCTAGAGAATTAGACAAACTAGAAGAAGCTGGACTTGATTCAGGAAAAGGTATTAAAGCAGCTGAAAGCAGTTTAGATAGCCTTGGAGCAAGTAGTTCAAAAGCCGGTTCTAGCGTAAAGGGTGCTACAGATAGTTTGGACGACATGTCAGACGGAGCTAAAAATGCTGCAGATGGCACGGATAAGGCATCTATTGGCATTAAGGAATTAGCTACGTCGTTAGGCCTTGTTGCAATTGGTGCTGCGGCATTTCAAACGTTAAGCGCATCTATGGATGATGCTATTTCCCGTTTTGACACACTTAATACCTTTCCTAAAGTACTTCAAGCTTTAGGTGTGTCTGCTGAGGATTCAGAAAAAGCTATGAACAAATTGTCAGATGGAATAGATGGACTACCAACAAAACTTGATGAAATATCATCGACCGCACAACGTATGTACACGTCATTTAATGATATGGATAAAGCAACAGACACAGCGTTAGCACTAAATAATGCATTGCTAGGATCAGGATCAAGCGCCGAAGAAGCTAAGCGTGGTACAGATCAGTATCTTAAAGCACTTCAAAAGGGCAAGTTTGAATTAGACGACTGGCATACTTTATCAGAAACAATGGATGTTGGTTTGTTGAAAATCGCCGAATCATTTGGATATACAGGTAGAAGTGCTAAAAATGACCTTTACAAAGCTTTGCAAGATGGAACAATAACAATGGATCAATTTAATGATAAATTGATTGAAGTTGGTACCGGAACAGGCGTTATGGCTAAATTAGCTAAAGAAAACAGTTTAGGGATAGCTACATCTTTAAGTAACTTACGAAATGCGGCAGCTAAAGGTATAGCTGACATCATAAGTTCTTTTGACAAATTATCAAAAGAGGTCACCGGAAAAGACATTGCTCAAAACATTGATAGCCTAAAAGGGATTGTCAATTCGTCTTTTAGAGTAATTGGAGCAGTCATAGAGAGTACCACGCCACTATTTAAAGTTTTTGGCTCAGCTGTAGGAGCAATAATACCTGTAGTCAAGGCGTTATCTCCAGCTATAATGGGAGCAGTAACAGCTTATGCGGGTCTTATGGTAGTTACTAAAGTAAGTGCCGCAATAAAAGCGTCTAATGCAGTATTGGCTACGGCGCAATCGGCACAAAAAGCATTAACGTTAGTTACTAAAGCACAAATGACTGCTCAAGTTGCTTCAACTACAGCTAAAAAAGCGGACATTGTTGCTACGGCCGCACAAACGGGAGCAATAAAATTAAGCACTTTGGTAATTGGTGTAATGACAGGGAAAATAAAGTTAGCTACAGCTGCCACTATCGCTCTTGCTGCAGCTAAAAAAATACTTATGGGTCCTATAGGTTGGGTTACAGCAGGAATTGGTGCATTAGTCGGTGCGGCAGTAGGGATAGTAAAGTGGTTTAATAAATCTAGCGAAGAAGCCAAAAAACTTAATGGAGAGACCGAAAAACTAGGTGAATCAACAAGTTCATTAAAAGATTCCCTAAATAGTTCTTCTGAGGCCTATCAAGAAAATCAAAAGGATATTAAAGCAACTGCAGAAGCCAATACAGAATTAACTGATAAGATAGAAAAATTAGCAGAAAAGGAAAACAAGTCAGCTACTGAAAAGCAAATGTTAGCAAAATACATTGAGCAACTTAATGGAAGGGTAGAGGGACTAAATCTTGCTTATAATGAAGAGGCTAACGCTCTGAGTATGTCATCCGAACAGTTAAAAGCTAGGGTAGGCTTAATGAAAGAGCAAGAGGCAGGTATAGCAGCACAAGAAAGATTATTGGAGATATCAGAAGAACAAAACAAGGTCGATCAGCAACTTAGTGAAATTAACGAGCTTAGAGCTGAAAGCAAGAAGCTGCATGATGATGAGAAAATATCGAAAGAGGACCACAAAGAAGCAACAGCGGAATTAGGAGAACAAGAAAACTCTTTAAGAGAGACTAAAAAACAGTTAGCAGAACAACAAAAACTCACAGAGAAACAGCTAACGACATCAATGGCTAATATAACAGAGGCTACTGAAAACGGCGTGTATAATCAGGTACTCAAGTTTGAAGAACTGTCCGAATCACAACAAAAGACCGTTGAGTCCATGCAATCTACTTGGGAAACTTATAAAGAACAAGCGACGAATATGTTTGATACGTTAAGCGAGAAGTCTGAACTGTCCGTTAGTGAAATGACTAATAATCTTGAGAAAAACCAAGAGGTTATAAGTAATTGGGCAGATAATATTGCTACTCTGGCTGAACGCGGTGTGGATGAAGGTTTATTGAATACTTTAAGAGAAGCGGGTCCAGAATCAGCGGGACATGTAAATGCTTTGGTAAATGCATCAGATGAGGAACTGGCAACTTTAAGCGAAGCATTTAAAAAAGGTGGAGATACAGCAACCGACGCTCTTAGTAAATCTTTAGGCATTGAAGAATCTGGCGTTATGGAAGCTGTTGGTCATTTGGTAACAGGTGCAAAACAGTCATTAACAGAACAAATAGAGTCCGCTAATTTTAAATCCGTGGGTAACGCCATACCCAATGGGATGGCGAGCGGTATTAGTAACGGGTCGAAAAATGCTAAAAAAGCGTCTGAAAAAATGGCTAACGACACAAAGAACGCATCAGAAGAAGCATTAGGTATTAACAGCCCATCTAGAGTTTTTAAAGAAATCGGAGCAGGCGTTACAGAAGGGCTTACTTTAGGTATAAACCAAGGCACATCTAAGGTTATTCAGGCTGTGAAAAAAATGTTTCAATCGGTTATAAAAAGTTCCGATTCAAGTTTTAAAGTAATCACAAAAGGATATGACAATTCCATTAAGCGAATTGATAAATCGTTAAATAAGCTACCGAAAATTGCTCAAAAGTCGATGTCAAATATGCTTAATAGACTAAAGTCAGGTACACCGAAGCAAATTAGTACCATGAAGAACTTGTCTAAATCATTAACTAATCCATTTAGAAATACTATGTCTCAATTTAATTCTATTGGTAGAAACGCAATGGCTGGTTTGAATCAAGGTTTGTGGTCTGGTCGAGGACGAGTGATGTCTACAGCTAGAAGTATCGCTAATAGCGTTGCTAGTACAATGAAAAGCGCATTAAGAATACATTCTCCATCTAGAGTAATGAAGGATGATGTTGGTAGATGGATACCTGAAGGAATTGCCTTGGGGATAAAAGATAATGCTAAATCTGTTTATGATGAAATTAATAAACTATCCAGTGCAATGGTTATGACATCGACTCCAGAAGTAGCTTTGGGAACAAATAGAATGGCACATGCGGGGCATAATTACATTGCTGAGGTGATAAAAGGTTTTCAAATAAGATCTACTGATATTTCTAAAACTTTATCCAGAATGAATAATAATCAGAAGATTATTATTGAGCCTTCAGAAGTCTTAATCGATAGTCGTTATGCAGGAAAAGTATTATGGAAACCAATAAAAGAAAACATAGATAGAGCTAGAGGGGGAATAAATAGGTTTAATGAAGGGAGACATCACTTATGATTTTTAACGGATTAGATTTAACGCCACACTTTAGAATTAAATCTGTTATAGGCAGGGGGTTAACTTCAAATGAGCTAACGATTATAAATATTTCTAACATGGACGGAGTATATTATTCCAGAAAACGCCACCCTCCTAGAAGAATAATAATCGAATTACAAGTAAGAGCCCAAGGTCGGGAAGAAATAAGAAGGAAAATTGATTTATTAAATAAGATACTCGACGTAAATGAACCTGTGCCTATTATTTTTCCTGATGAACCAGAAAAAGTTTATTATGGAATCCCTGAAGTTGCCGATGAAGTAAACGAGTACACGTTTTTACATAACGGGACTTTAACAATATTATGTCCATCTCCTTATAAGTACGGAGAAGAACAAACCTATGAGTTTACCGAAGACGCTGGAATAATCGAAAATAACGGCACAGCTCCTTCATCTCCAATTATAGAGTTAGAAGCAATTAAACCTGTCACATTTGCATTGGTTAGTAATGGTGATAAATATAACATGATAGGTAAGTCGATTAACGTTGATCTAAACGAGCCTGCTGAAAAATTAACCACTTTATTAAATAATCGCATGGATAACTTTACAGGATGGACAAATACAACGGCAGGGTTTGCGCTTAAAGGTCCACTTGGCGGTATTGTTGATGGTAGTTTTACACTCGGCAATGGTCAATGGATGGTATCTGATTACGGCAGTAATCCAAATGGTTGGCATGGTCC